GCATTGGACGCCCTTACATCTCTACCAAACCACCAACCTTCTTTGTACCTCTTCTAGCAAACATCAACAAGGTCCGTAGCAGCGGCTGCACTAGCAGCATGGTGCTCACTCTGGTAGCAGCAGCCGCCGGGGGTACTGGCACCGGGATCGGCGTCACTTCCCTCGGATGGCTCGTCGGCTCCAAGTGGAGCAGCAAGAAGAAGGAAGCTGGGCCGGCCGACGCTGGCCCAGTCGTACAGCATGATGGAACCCACGCGTTCGTTCGCGTGGATGGCAAGAAGGTCCTGGTTGACCTCCGTGGTGGCGAGACCATCGTGGAGGAGTCGAACGGTGTGCGAAAGTGCACCATGAAGCTCCAGTTCAACATGGGCGCCGTTGAGGCGGAGTCTGGCCAGAAGCCGCATCAGCGCGTGTCGAAAGGTTTGGGATGCTTGTGCAGCCGTGTCTGCCGACCGGGCTTTCGCTCGCTTGGCAGGCACTCATCCATTTCGAAACCAGCCTCCCCCCTCCCTCCTGCTACTCAGCTTCCCTGTGGGGAGGCGGCGGTTGCCGGGCACCAGGACTGTGTCTACGAAGAGCGCAGCATGCCGAAGTGCATGTTCGTGCTCGCGCGTGTTGACAGCTCTGGTAAGGTGTGTCCTTGGGTGACCGGCTTCCGCATCGGCAATGACAAGTTGGTGTCGGTGGGCCATGAGCTCGCGTGGAACAACGCGGACGAGTACGTGTATGGCGATGCGTTCAAGCCCTGCACATGGCTGACGACGCCGCAGAACTACAACAAAGTTGCTTCCGCGGGCGGGGATGCTAGCTTGTTCGAGACGATGAAGCTCGGCAAGCGCTTGACCCCCAACTTGCTCCAGGTCATGGATAGCGGGACGTCGTTGCGTTGCACTCACAAAGACCGCGTCATCATGATTGCCAGCCCTGAGCTCACGTCTTTCTTCGCGACGTTGGGCCTGGCGGTTTTGCGCATCACCCAGGTGGCGGACAGGACGTCGGACCGCGCGTACACGTTGCAACTGCACAACGGACGGTTCGTGATCAGCACCGGCACCATTGTTGCGCAGCCGTCGCTTGCCATGAAGCGCTTGGGGCTGCTGCAGCATACGTGTGGGACGTCTGGCGGTTGCAGTGGTGCCTTGGTGTGGCAGGAGACTGGTGGCGTGGTTCGCTACCGCGGCATGCACTTGGGCTTTTATGGTAGCCCAAACTCGCCCACGAACGTCATGTTCAACGCGTACCACTTGAAGCAGCTGTTCTTCTTGGCGCAGGTCAATTCAGATGGCGTGCTCCAGTCCATGGCTGCCCAGTTGCGCCGGGTGGGCGAGGCCGCCACCGTCGGTTCCGCCGAGCCCGAGCACGAAGACCGGGCGGGGGTGCTAAACCCCACCCGGGAGGAGGTGCAACAGTTGGCAGCCGAGCTTGCCATGCGGAGGCAAGACGATGAGATCTTTGACAGGGGCATGGACGAGTACATGTTCTTCGAAAAGCAAACGTACGACAAGATCGCTAGGAGGCACGGCAAGGCTGTGGCCAAGGAGGCTAAGCGGTTGGTTGACGCTGGCTACACCGGTGAGTCGCTTGAGGCCATGCCGTCTGGCGGACCTCTTGCAACCGAAGTGCCAGCATCTAAGCTGGCGGTGCGCGCTGCCCCTCAGGCGTTCGAAACCTCGGCGGCAGAGATTGCGGGAGAGCCCGAAGACTCTGCGCCCTTGCCGGTAGCATCCGTCACCCCGGAGCCCCCCTCCCCTGTCGGGGAGACCCGATCCGCGGCGGAGCAGGCTGCGCACAAGGCCATCCGAGAGATGGTTATGAAGGCCATTGCCGAGGGCACGTCTTCGGCTGACTTGCTTCGGCTCATCATGGAGTTGTCCGATGAGCTGGAGCCCAAGGGCCAAGCAAACGGATGTGCCCCGGTGGCCTTGCCGATGCGCATGGAGGAGATTGTGACTGCGGATGTCGTCGAGAGTGTTATGGCAACTCGAGACATGCAGTACCAGTGCCCCAATTGTGTCGTGGCCGAGAGCGCGGACAATGACCGCCGCATCCGTGAGGCCATGGACCAGTGGAAGCGTGGGGACACCGACGCGCTGGATGTCTTGAGCCGCTACCACGCGGAGGAGGTGTTCCGCGTTGCGTGCCCAGCCCTCCGCGAGTACTGTGATGCATCGCTTGAGAAGATGCACTTCCACCAGTACGATGATGCGTACGGTGGCGAGGGGGGCTACGCCCGGCGCCCTTGCATGCAGGGGTTCAGCAACGTTGGCTACGCGAATGTCCGCACGAAGAAGCACGCGGACCCAGTAGGTCCCAGTGAGGAGATGATGGCGGCCTTCGCCCGGGTGGGTGGAGAGGATGTCGCGTTCTCCTACTTGCTGCAGGACATCGAGAGCTACAAGACTCCCTCCACTTCTGAGGAGGGCTTGATGGCTTCGCTGCGCTATGATGGGCAGCGACGGTCTACGGCCAAGGCTCGCATGGCTCGCGAGTTCACGGAGGCTTGGAAGAGCGCCGGCCACAAGTTGTTCACTGACTATCCCATGTTCCAGCAGGCTGATTGGGAGTTGCAGTGCTGCTTGCCCGAGTGCTATCGCCAGGCGTTCATCAGCTCCGATGACTCGAAGTCCTCCGGTTGGACGGGCATCGTATGGGCCAATGGTGGCAACAAGGGCGCTGTGAAGCTCCACTACCAGGAGCAACTCTACAACGTCGTTGCGGAGCGCTACGCCCTGCTCCACTTGGTCGCGTTTGCTCGTGAGACCGAGCACTGGTATGACAGTGGAACCTGGCTGGGCGCCAAGCCTGGTTGCGACGAGCGCTTGCGCAAGTACTTCAC